CCTCGAATCATAATGGCAGCACCACGTTACGATAAGATTATAGCCGATTACGACAAACACTGTTTGCGCGTAGCTCAGGCAACATCGATCGACATCAATGAAAGTCTGGCAGATAAGTCAAAGCGAATCGATAAGCTTGAAAAGGAATACATCGGTTGGTTCGAATACTATTTTCCAAACTATGCCAAAAAGAAATCAGCATGGTTTCATAAAAAGCTGGCCAATGCAATCATAAAGAATAAACAGATTAAGGCACTGGCCGAATTTTACCGTTCGGCAGGTAAGTCTGTTCATATTGATATGGGCATACCAATGTTCTTGTATTTGGTCAAGAAGGATTTGTTCTTTATGCTCCTGGTGGGCGAAAACGAAACCAAGGCAAAGAAACTGTTGGCAGGCATTCAGGCTCAGTTACAATTCAATCAGCGGATCATTAACGACTATGGCCGTAAATTTCAGCAGGGCGACTGGTCTGATGGTGATTTTACTACAACAGATGGTGTTCGGTTCATGGCACTTGGTTTTCTTCAGAATCCGCGTGGAGCTCGCGAACAGGCATCACGCCCCGACTATATAGTAGTTGATGACGTTGATAACAAACGGCACGTCAACAACGACCGGCTCATGCGTGAGGCCATTGATTTTATTACTGAGGACATCTGGGGTTGCTTCGATTCTGAGGACAATGCAACCGAACGTTTTGTATATGCCAACAACAACTTCAATAAGAAATCAATTACCAACCGGCTGAAGCTATTCTTTAATGAAAAGATTAAAGAGGCAAAAGCAAAAGATGAAAGTCATGATTTCTTCACACTCAGAGTCGACGCTGTTAAGGACATAAACACGTTTGAACCAAACTGGCCTGAAAAGACAAGTGCCGAATATTGGCGCAAGAAATTTAATTCAATGCCTTTCCGTTCGTTCATGCGCGAGTACATGAATACCCATGTAGAGGAAGGGAAAGTTTTTAAATACAATCAAATTCAGTTCACCAAAATACTGGCATACCATAAGTATGATGCCATTGTATTCTATGGTGACCTTTCGTTTTCAGATGAAGCCTGTCACAAATCGATTGTTGCATTGGGCAAAATAGGACGTCAATACCACATTCTGCACATCTTTTTCAGGCAAACATCACGCACAATTATAGCGCAATGGCTCTACGATCTTTATGAAGACAAACATCTTGACCGTGAATCAATACAATATATCATTGAAGGATTGTTCGCGATGAGCGAATTTATTAATGACTTTGATGAAGAGGGTGATATCCGTGGGTACTACATTCCGGTAGTTGCCAGTAAACGTCCTAAAGCCAATAAATTCGAACGTATTGAAGCAAAATCAGGATTCTTCGAACGTATGAACGTCTTTTTTAATGAAGCCGAAAAAGACAATGCAGACTCCATATTAGCACGTGATACCATGCTTGCATTTGAAAAAGGAGCTAGTATTCCACTCGATTTTTTAGATGCAATGGAAGGTGCATTCACCGAAATAAACGCCATCTGTTTTGTCGAAAAATTTGATGTCAAAACTACTCCGCGTTCAGCATTCCAGAAAGACCGTTTTTAAAAAAACGTACAATGAACCAATCAATAACAATTTAACCATTCAACAATTAACTATATGGCACGATTCATTACAGAAGCTGACTATGCAATGCAAATCAAACAGGAGATCATTAAGCTCCTTACATCTCCAACAGATTGGTACATTTCTGCCAAACTTGTCAGAGCTGAGCAAACGGCCATTGCACAAATAAAAAACCGTATCGGTAAACGCTACGATTGCGCTACCATTTTCGCACCGTCCACTGATCCTGTCGAAGGGGGCGATTCCCGTGATCAATGGATTGTAACCATTACCATCGACATTGCTCTATATCATCTGTATAGTCAAACTGGCATGAAAGACCTTCCCGAACATCGGGCGGCACGTTATCAAGATGCTATCGACTGGTTAAAAGATGTAGGCAATGGAACTACAACAGCCGATTTGCCGGTGATTATTGATGCTGCCGGTGATGAATATTCCGAAGTACGCATTTGGGGTCGTGAACCCATAAACCATAAATATTAATTCCCCAACTTTTCCAAAGTTTATATACGATTTGAACACTTTGGGAAAGTTCTTTAAATAAATTTTAAAACCGTTTCAAATGGAATTTAAAAACCCTTTCAGAAGCAAAGCTAAAACGGTCGAACAGCCAACAAACGAAGCTTCCAATTTGACTAAATCCGATCTTATTATTATCAACAAAATTATCAATGAGTTTAAAGATCGAAGTCGTAAGCAAATCAAACAATGGCGCGACTCAATGACAGCCGTCGAAAACCCTGATAACCCACGCTGGTATCTCCTTGAGGATTTGTACGACGATACAATCGATGCTCATTTGGCCAGTGTTATCGACACACGTAAGATGAGTACGACAAATCACACGTTCTACGTGGTCGATAAAAAGAGCGGTGATCAACTCGAAGAACAAACTCAGTTCCTCGACAAAAAATGGTTTTTCGACTTTATGGATCATGCCCTTGATGCAATTTTCCGTAAATACTCACTTATTCAAGTCATTCGCGGTGAAGATGAACCTATTATTTCATTTATCCCTCGACGCAATGTATGCCCAACGCTAAAGCGGGTTTATACCGAAGTATCAGGTGATAGTTTTATCGATTATAGTGCCGAAACCGATGTGATTGAGATCAATCACAACTCCCCATTTGGAATTCTTAACGATGTAATTCCTAATTGTATCTGGAAGAAAAATTCACTTCAGGCATGGGCTGAGTTTGGCGAAAAGTTTGGTATGCCTTTAATAAGTGCAACAACGGCAAACAAACAAGATGTCGCTCGCATTGAAACGATGCTTAAAAAGATGGGCGAAGCGGCTCAGGCTGTATTGCCAACCGGAACAACCGTAACGGTTCACGATCTGGCCAACGCCGGAAACCCCAAAGCGGTATATGAGTCACAGGCAAACTTCCACAATAACGAAATTTCAAAGCGTATAGTTGGCGGAACAATGGTTAGCGACAATGGTAGCTCACGTAGCCAGTCCGAAGTACACGAGCGTACGCTCGACGATAAGATTTCCGTATCCGATCAGCGTTTCTGCCGGTTTTTGGTCAACGATCAGTTGTTCCCAGTCCTTCAGGCTTTAGGTTTTCCTTTCGACAATACAAAACACAAGTTCCAGTTCGACGAAACCGAATCCTTAGGCCTTATGGATCACTGGAAGATTGTAAGCGAAGCATCACAACGTTTCGAATTCGACGACAAGGGAGTCAAGTGGATTGCCAAAACATTCAACCTACCTATAACAGGTATTAAGGCTGTAAGCAATTCAAAACCTGCTGATCCTAACGCATCTTTTAATACCGCCACAACTATGCGGGCAATGGCTGTGGCTAATGGTATCAATTTGCCCGATTATGGCCATGCCCCACGCTCCATGCCCCACGCATCATCAACCTCAAAATCGTTGGCTGATGAATTAGCCGGTTACGACCAACAGATAGCCAGTTTTCTGTATAACGACAAAATAACCGAAGCCGATCGGCAACGGTTGCTCAAGGCCAAACGGGTTGCTGAAGACCTGCGCGAAGGTTTATTCAGCGGTTGGGGTAACCGCCGCATGGAGACGAACTGGAATGCTCCAGATCATCGGGCTTTGTCCATGATGGAAATGAATCTTTTCCGCTTTGCCGATGCTAAATGCCGTGCTGAAGTAATACTTCTTAATGGCCTGTTGATCGACAAAGGAAAGAACGAAATCCGATCCGAAAAAGATTTCATTGTCCAGGCTAAAACGATCAACAGCCTGTTCAACGAATCACACCTTAGCGTTGAGCGTAATTTTGCAATCGCTACCGGTCAAACATCTGCCCGTTGGTGCGAGTTCATGGGCGAAAAAAACCATATAAAAACATGGGAATATCAAACCGTTGGCGACGACCATGTACGTCCCGAACACGAAATACTAAATGGTCGGGTATTCTTCTTCGATGATGTTGCTGCCCGTAGGGTATGGCCTCCAAACGGATACGAATGCCGTTGTGAAGGAATTCAGAACGTTGGCAAAATAGGTAATAATTTAATGAGCGGTAACGATGCTATTGCAGCCTGTTTTAAGTCTCAAAAAGAACGCGATATGTTTGCTATAAATCGTGCCGATGCCGGTGTCGTATTCGCACAAAATCAAATGTATTTAGGCACTTTGAAAGATGCTAAAAGCAAAAAATCAACGGGTAAACCTATTAACGACTATACGTTTGCTGATTATTCATTGAAAAAATGGACTGAATTACGCGAATCCCTTAACCCGCTGAAGTTGGACAACACAATAACTCCTGCCAATGTAGGCGAATTATTCACCAACAATGCCGGAACAAACGATTTCAAAGCAATGGGGTTCGATGACTACCTGAAGCGGAAACTCATCATGAAAGAAAGCACATTCGCCAAGCATACAAAAGGAAAATATACATCCGATAGCGAACAGCGTCACCAGTTATTTGCTCACATTTCCGATATCATGGCTAACCCTTCAGAAGTGTACATGCGTGTCAACACCAAATCAAAGGCAGAACAGTTACGATACATCAGGTTCTATAACGATAAAACAATCATTATCGATACCAATATAACCAATGATGGGTTGGAAATTCAAACGTGGTACGAAAACAAAATAGGTGATTCAATCAGGGGAGGACTATTGGTAAAATGAAAAAAACGTTTGAAAGTGGCGAGTCCATTAGATCACGCGCTTGGTTTCTCGGTTGCAAATAAAAAGCATTAACCCAAAACCTCAATCCTCTCAAACGTTTTTCGATTCACAAATATAACACTTTAATATACAATGCCAAACGGAGTATCAAAATTACAATTGCTTATCGATCTCAAAAACAAGTTAAAGGTTGGTTTAGATCAGGCAAAAAATCAAGTTGCTAAAGCTTGTGGATCAATGCAGGGTAAACTGAACGCATTCAAAAAATCAAACATTGATTTGTTCAATGCTATTGAAGATCGTGTTCCTGGTGTAGGCAATGCTATCAGTATGCTAACGAACCCATACATATTAGTAACGGCAGCCGTATTATCTGCCGGGGCGGCGGTGTACAAATTCACCGCTATGGCAAATAAATGGCACGAAGGATTAGCCGAAATAAATGTAACTGCCGGTCTAACACAGTCCGAACTTAGCGGATTATCCGATAAACTACTCGAAATAGGTGGGCGTAACGTTGCACCAATCGAGGAAGTTCCAGCAGCATTTAACCGTATTATATCTGCCGGACTCGACGTAAAAACATCTTTAGACGCACTCGAACCTACTCTCCGCGCTTCAAAAGCCGGATTCACCGATATCGAAACTACGGCTATGGCTGCCGTTTCCGTAATGAATTCATCCGGTCGTTCAGTAACCGAAGTTTACGATGTGTTATTCGAAACGGTAAAGGCTGGTAATGCCAACTTTAAAGATATTGCTCAGTACCTACCCAAAATAATACCTATGGCACGTAATGCCGGATTAGCTCTGGGCGAAACTGCCGGTGCATATGCTTTCCTTACTGCTCAGGGGCAAACGTCCGAACGGGCAACTACACTCACGCAAAATGCAATGAAAGCCCTGGCCGATCCCGATCGAATAGCAGCATTTAAAAAAATGGGCTTAAATCTTTACGATGCAAAAGGAAAAATTAAGCCTTTAGTCGACATCATTGACCTGCTAAATAAGAAAACAGCAGGGCTTAGCGACTTGTCTAGGGCTAATTTCTACGGACGGTTAGGAATGGACAGCGAGGCAGCTTCATTTTTTGCAGCTTCAACACAGGATGCCGGAAAATTGCGACGTATTATCGATGAAGTAACCAATAGTCAAGGGGCTTTAGGCCGTGCATACACCGATTCTCTAACACCGCTCGAAAGTTGGCACAAAGTTCAAAACGCGATTAAAGTCGAAATGATTAAAATAGGTGATATATTCCTCCCAATCGTTTCAAAAATGGGTGATAAAGTTCTTGGGTTCATCAACTACTTTAAAGAGTTGTGGAAAAATAGCGAACTATTCAGGGATAGCATCAAATTATTGGGTGTCTTTTTTTCACATGCTATTAATGTGTCGTTAATTCCATTAAAACTTGCCTTTAATATAGCAAAAGCAGTCTGGAGTTTCATCGTATTTATGGCCGATGAAATGAGTAATCTAATCAGCAAGTTCACAGGAATAGAAGGCGGGTTCACAGCTCTTTATAACCATATCAGGCCGTTTTTGATGTGGATTTACGACTTTGTCAAGCAAATTGGGAGCATCCTTGTTGATGTTTTCTCAGGTAAATGGGGTGGGCTAAAAGATAAGATCACGGCATTTAAAATGCCCGACATGGCCGATATTAGGCATCGTATCGAAGTCGAAAACAAACCTTCAGGCGACTTCGCAGGTGTCCCAGGAGCAAACAAGCCAACAACCGGAAATAACAACTCATCTCTACTTACAGGTGTCCAATCAATTGCATCCGGGAGCCAGACAAAAAGCATTACAATCAACATCGACAGTTTTATTAAAGGGTTCACACCTGCCAGCGAATCTGTCAACAAAATGAATAAAGATGAACTCGAACGCTGGATAACCGAAATGTTCCTGCGTG